CTTCGGTAGTCTCTTCAAGATAAGCGATAAGAGAGTCTATACTTAATCCAGTGGTGAATATATTTAATTGGCCTTTTCCATGTGCTGCTTTAATCTGCTTATCTTCGACGGATTCTAACCAATTCGCAACATGCTCAGATAAGTCGTTAGCTTTGTCTGCTATCTTACTGCTAGATAAATGTGCTGTAGGTATGCGACAATAACTAGATTCTAACCCAGTAGTATTATCTGCGCGATATAAGCATTTAACTATTCTAGTGCCTGCTATTTCAACTGGAACATTTGCTGAATTATACGGCTTAAACTCACCTAAATTTTCACCTAGACTAGCAAGTTTAGTACTTAACAACTGACTGCTAGTACTAGAAAAACTAGCTGGATTAGCTGGATTAGCTGGATTAGTAACCACTGGCGCGATCTGATTAGCAGGCGCATTATCCATAGCATTAGTTTCATTAATTGTATTCGTATTCATTTCATTTACTCTCTTAGCTGGTTATTAAACTCTTAACTTAATTGTTAAGTCATTAAACACTAGTGGCCAACTAACCTAGTACCAGTGTTTAACAACTTAATAACTAGACTAGACTAGACTACCTTTTTCCTACCTTCTGAATTATATATAACTGATTACATACAGTAATAATTTCATTTTCGATACTATCGCTAACTGCGTCTACTGCTACCATTATCAACGCTGCTAGCATACCTAATATAACTAACCCAACTACCCCAACAACTAACCCGACTATAATAATAGATATATTCATAACCTAACCTACTCCAATAAACTAATTAATTAAAAGAACTACTACCTACTACCTACTACTAATGCAATCTATATACCAACTTATCTATACACTCCAATTTATCTAACCTATTGATTTATAACGATATTTATTTCCTGAATACCTGCATTATTGGCACAGTGTACCTACTATGCACTAATTAAGTGCTACCTTGCACCAATTCAGTACCTAAACGGTATAAGTTATTGATTTGCTTGCATTTTATTCCTTATATCTATGCACCTATAAGATACAACTTGTTACCCTGTATGTATACCACTATGGCTGGTAGTACCAGTGCTATACATATACCGACCAGTTGTATATACAAGTGCTATGTTATAACATCACATAACTTGACCGACCACTGCTATACTGTACACCTATCCAGTACTGTATATCTATCCACCACTGTATATACGTACAGGTAGGGGGTAGGTAGCCTTTTTAGTTTGGCATCGCGTGTGTATCCTAAAACGACCTTTAAATATTACTAAACTTTTTACAGATACTTACTTGCAGCTAACAGATATTCACTAGTAGTATATTAAAAGAGCTGTATTATAATCCCCAGTTGCGTAGCTAGCAGTATACAGTATAGTACTTACATAAGAAGCGCAATTAACGGAGTCTGCAGTGGGTGATATAAATAAAGTATTAGATTCTCTTGGCGGCTCTAGTATGCCAGCGAGCACGGCTAATCTGAACCATACTAATACTGGCGCTACCACTAGTATAGAAGAGAAGGCTCTTAAACTATTAGGTTCAGGTGTTAATCCTGAGCAGACAGCTATGGCACTGGGAGTATCCCCTAGCCGTATCAGTCAGTTAATGTCAGAAAAAAAATTCGCAGATAAGGTAGCTACTTTACGGTACGCTGTATTACAGAGCGCTACCTTACGTGACGGTAAATACGACACCTTAGAAGATAAGTTAATAGATAAGTTAGACAAGTCTATGCCGTTAATGGTAAGGCCTGACACTATCTTAAAAGCTATAGCTACTATTAATAGTGCTAAGCGACGAGGCCAATCGGCTGCTCCTTCAGTATCCAACCAGCAGAATATAGTTCAACTAATACTACCTACCGTTATAACTCAGAAGTTCACTACTAACATTAATAACCAAGTCATTAAAACAGGATCTAAAGAACTTGTTACTATGGCGTCAGGTACATTAAATAAAATGGTAGAATCTGCTAGAGATAATAGAGAGGCTGCATTAGCACTTACTATAGACAGCGCGGAGACAACTACTAATGAAAACGACATACCGCACGAAAGGAGCACAGCATAGGATACGGGACGTGTTAGATAAAATGCAAAATAAACCTGTAGTTGTTAAGCCTCTAGTTTATACAACGCAAGAGATAGATGCAGCTAAAGCTGTGCTTTTGCGTATAATGCGTAGAGGTGCTGGCACTAACTATGTAGCGTCTACCACTAACCCAGCGAAAGAGAACTCAGATGAAGCCTAGAGATACTGGAGATAGCCCGCACGCAGAGCAGGAGAAGCAAGATCTTTTAGAGTCCTTAGGTGATGTATCTGATAACACTCAGCCGCTAGCTCCCGTAGATAACGTAGGTACACTAGGCGCGTCTGTAGAAGAGATACAGATGTTAGCTAAGCAAGACTTAGATTTCTTAGCTGCAATGGTAATGCCACTAATCTTTACTTACTGTTATCCTGAAGTACTTAAAGCTGTGTGGCAGTGGCTGCTAGACTTTGTAAAAGAGCCTCGTACATTCCCGCAGCTAGCACTAGGTTTACCGCGAGGTTTCGGTAAGTCTACACTAATGAAAATCTTTCTAATATATACTATACTATTCACTAACCGTAAGTTTATACTAGTAGTAGCTGCGACTGCTGATTTAGCAGAAGCTATCATAGCCGACGTAATGGATATGTTAGAGGAGCCTAATATTAAAGCTACTTTCGGTGACTGGAAAGCTGGGGTAGAGAAAGACACGCAGAAAGTTAGAAAGTTTGGCTTCCGTGGGCGTAACGTATCTATAGTAGCTGCCGGTGCATTAACTAAGGTACGTGGTCTTAACATTAAGAACGAGCGACCAGATGTAATATTAATGGATGATATGCAGTCTAGGGAGTGCGCTGATTCAGCTTTACAGTCAGAAACTTTAGAGAAGTGGATGGTAGGTACATTAATGAAAACTAAGTCTCCTACAGGCTGTATGTTTTTATTCGTAGCTAACATGTACCCAACTAAGAACTCTATACTCCGTAAACTAAAGCTTAACCATACGTGGATTAAGTTTATAACAGGTGGTTTACAGGCAGACGGTAGCTCGCTATGGGAAGAGTTGCAGCCTGCTAAGCAATTATACGCTGAGTATGAGAATGACTTAGCTATGGGTCATCCGGAGATATTCTGTGCAGAAGTCCTTAATGACGAAAACATTCAAGCTAACAATCTTATTGATCTTGCTAAGCTACCTCCTGTACCTTATGAAGAAGGAGATATTAGTGCTGGTAACTTTATTATTATTGACCCTTCTAATGATAAGATAAATTCAGATGAAGTATCTATAGGTTACTTTGAAGTCTACGATGCATCTCCTGTACTGTGGACGCTAGAAGAAGGCAGATACTCTCCAGGAGATACTATTAAGAAAGCTTTACAGTTGGCTCTAGCTAATAACTGTAGACTTATAGTAGTAGAATCTAATGCGTATCAGTACAGCTTACTTTACTGGTTTGATTTTATATGTCAGCAGCTAGGTATACAGGGTATTGAGTGTGTACCTATCTACTCTGGGTCTAGCTCTAAGAATAACCGCATACTTAACTTCTTTAAAGCCTACGCTGCCGGAGAGTTATATTCAGTAGATATGGCTAGGTTATCACTGCACATGCAGATAAGCCAGTTTAACCCGTTACGCAGAGACAACACCGACGGTATACTAGATCTTATGACGTATGCCCCAAGAGTAATACAAGAGTTTGGTGAGTTTATAGTAGCGGGTAATATAATAGAGAGTCAGGAATACGATGCGCTAGAAGTACCGGACTTTAACTCTTCTTTTTAACTTAAATTTAATAACAGGAATAACTAATGGCAGCATCTACTCCAATACCATTAAAAGCTAAGTCGCAAGCATCTTTTATAGCTTATTATAAAAGCGTGCAAAACTTACAGAACTATACACGTAGTGAATCTAGGTCTAGACTAGAGCGCATAGATAAGCAGTATCAGCGCGAAGTAGATTACACGGAAGAGCAGCAGCGTGCTAAGGCAGCTAATAATCAAGGCGACCCTTCTAGATTCCAGAACATGGTAGTTCCTATTATTATGCCTCAAGTAGAAGCATCTGTAACTTATCAGACTTCTGTGTATCTAACAGGTCACCCTCTATTTGCTGTAGTATCTTCTCCTGCGTTTATAGGCGAAGCTAAGCAGATGGAGTCAGTAATAGAAGACGAATCTATACGTGGCGGCTGGACTAGAGAGCTTATGTTATTCTTTCGTGACGGCTTTAAGCACAACGTATCGTTCTTAGAGGTAGACTGGAGCGATGAAGTTAGTTACTCAGTAGAGAGCGCTGTAGTTACACCTAGTACTCCAGACGGTAGTGCTGTAGCAGGTACACCTAAAGAAGTAATCTGGAGCGGTAACAGAGTTCGTAGACTAGACCCGTATAATACATTTGTAGATGAGAGAGTACCACCGGCAGAAGTATATAAGCGCGGTGAGTTCGCTGGTTACACTAAATTTATGTCTCGTATAGAGCTTAAGTCTTTTATAGCTACATTACCTGATAAGCTTGTAGCTAATATAAAGCCTGCATTTGAATCTGGTACAGGCACTATGGCTGGCGCTACTGACTCAGGTGCTATGAATTACTATACACCAGATGTAAATGTAAACGTAAACGATGAGTCAGCTAAGCATAACGGTACTAACTGGCTAAGCTGGGCTAAGTTAGAAAGCGATAAGAAAGACCCTATTCAGTATAAAGACGGTTACGAGTTAACTACCTTATATTGCCGTGTGTTACCTTCTGAGTTTGACCTTAAAGTACCTATGGCTAATACTCCTCAGATTTATAAACTATATATTGTAAATCATGAGCATATCTTATATGCAGAGTTACAGACTAACGCTCATAACTACTTACCTATCCTATGCGGTCAGCCGCTAGAAGATGGTTTAGGTTATCAGACTAAGTCACTAGCAGAGAACGCTGAACCTTTCCAGCAGCTAGCTACTTCTTATATGACTTCTATTATAGCTAGTCGCAGACGTGCAGTTACAGACCGTGTCTTATATGACCCGTCTAGAATTACATCTGCTCACATTAATAGCTCTAACCCTTCTGCTAAGATACCAGTACGTCCGGCAGCTTACGGTAAGAACATAGCAGATGCTGTGTATCAGTTCCCATATCGTGAAGACCAAGCTTCTAGCTCTATGCAGCAGATACAGTCTGTCATAGGTTTAGCTAACGGACTAGCTGGCCAGAACCAAGCGCAGCAGGGACAGTTTGTTAAAGGTAACAAGACCCTATCTGAGTTTGAGTCTGTTATGCAGAACGCTAACGGTAGAGACCAGTTAGTATCTATCTTATATGAGGCGCAGGTATTCGTACCTATGAAGCATATACTTAAGCTTAATATCTTACAGTACCAAGGAGGCACTAAGATATTTGACAGAGAGAGCGAGACTGAAGTTGAGATAGACCCAGTAGCTCTACGTAAAGCAGTAATAGAGTTTAAAGTATCTGACGGTTTAATACCTGCAAATAAGCTAATTAACTCAGATACCTTAGGTATAGCTTTGCAAGCATTAGGTAGTAACCCACAGCTAGGAGGTGGCTATAACATAGCACAGTTATTCTCTTACTTAATGAAAACACAGGGAGCTGAGATTGGAGCCTTCGAGAAGTCAGCAGAACAACAAGCGTACGAGCAGGCAGCTAACCAATGGCAGCAGGTATCAATGCAGGCAGTAGAAGCTGGTATGGACCCAGAGAAGCTACCGCCTATGCCGTTACCAGAAGCTTTTGGTTATCAACCTAACAAAAATAAACCCGCACCTAAAGAGCAACAAAACGATGTGCCTACATAAGGAACGACCTAATGGCAGTACTAGTATCTAATAGATTCTCGTCCTACGAGATGACAGAAGACGAGCAGCTACAGTCTTCTGTACTTAACTTAAATCAAGTACAGAACATCAAGAGTCAGATAGCTATCTTAGCAGAACAGAAGATAGCTATAGAACCTAACGCAGCTGAGTTCAACTCTTACATTCAAAACGAAGCTTACTTGCGAGGTCAGATAACGTCTCTTACTTATCTGTTAGATGCCTCGGAAGCAGCAGTAACAGCCCTTAATACCCACACCCACCACATAAGCGAGACTTAACATGAGCATAATGGATAAAATATTTGGTACACAGGCGCCAGCAGCACCAGCACCAGCACCAGTAGTAGCACCTCAACCACAAGGTAATATACCATCTGAGCCTAGCATTGTAGCGATTGAAGGTAATCCTACATCTCCTGCAATACCTGCATCCCCGCTTGACCAATATAGCACTCTTTGGGATACTGACCCTACTAAGAAAGCAGAAGAAGGATATAAGCAGCTTACTTCAGAGCAAGTAACTAGCGCAATGTCTAAAGCAGACTTCGCGCAGAACTTAGATCCAGCTTGGCTAGAAGCAATATCCGCTGGCGGAGAAGGTGCTACTGCTGCTTTACCTCAGATTCTTAATGCTATGGCTAGACAGGTTATGACACAGTCTACACTAGTTAATAGTAAAGTTACTCAACAGCAAGTAGATGCTGCCGTAGCTAAACAACAAGGTGCTATACCCGCCCTGCTTAGACAGCAGCAAGCAACTGACCACCTTAAATCAACAAATCCCCTGTTCGACAATCCCGCTATTAAACCTGTAATGGAAGCTGCACGTGACCAGCTACTATTAAAACATCCCAACGCTACAACCGCAGAAATAACCGAAATGACCCATAACTTTGTAACTACCCTTGGTGAGTCGTTTGCTCCCGTTAAAGAAGTAACCAAAGCGCCGGATGATATAGATTGGGATGCGTACATTTCTCAGTAACCGTTTAACCGTACATACTGTACTTACACTTTATACCTAAAGCTATAGGAGATTTATTATGCTAGGTAATATTTTTAACACTGGTAATTTTACCACAGATCTAGCAAAGAAGTCTTTTGCTGGCATGATTACACGACTGATGCCTAACGGCTCAGCTCCTCTGTTCGGTCTATCTTCTATGCTTGCCTCTGATACAGCGGTAGCAGTAGAGCATGGTTTCTTTACTAAAACTATGATTTTCCCAGAAGTTAAGATTAACAACGGTAGCGGCTATAACGCAGCTGCTACTACCATGACGGTAGACTCTACTGCTAACATACTTCCAGGTATGATTATGCGTATAGAGCGTACCGGCGAGAACATTATAATTGATACTGTAGCGTCTGCTACTTCTATTACGGTTAGCCGTAGTATCGGTACTGTAGCTGCTGCTGCCATTAACGATAATGATGACTTTTATCAAGTAGGTAATGCGTTTGAAGAATCTTCTGAGCGTCCTAACCCTAACAACATTGTACCTACTCGTGTAACTAACCTTACGCAAATCTTCCGTAATACTTGGGCTATCTCTGGCTCAGCTAACGCTACTGAAGTTATTGCAGGCGATAGTACTGACGCTGAAAACCGTCAAGACTGTTCTGCCTTACACGCTGCGGATATCGAAAAGGCTATTCTGTTTGGTCAGAAGTCTAACAGTACTCGTAACGGCCAGCCCTTCCGTACCATGAACGGTTTAGTTAACATGATAGAAGATCCTAACTTCTACCCTGCTAGCTATGGCGGTAGCACTAACAGCTTTACTGCTGGTTCTACTACTAACTACACTCAGTTAGAAGGTTTCTTAGACCCAGTCTTTGACCAGACTACTGACCCTAAAGGTGCACGTGAGCGTATGCTTTTCGTAGGCGGTAAAGCTAAGGTAGTTATCAACAACATCGGTCGTATTAACGGTGAGTATAACTTAGTAGATGGGCAGACTAACTTCGGTCTTGAGTTCTCTACTTTAACTATGCCTCGTGGTAAGTTCCGTATCGTTGAGCACCCTTTACTTAACACTAACTCTGTGTGGGCTAAGATGGCAATTGCTATCGACTTACCTACCTTTAAGCTAGCTTACCTTGCTGGCCGTAAGACGCAGAGTAAAGAGTTTAACACTAGTGGTAACCAAGCTGCGGATAACGGTATTGATGCAGTAGGTGGTACTCTTACTACCGAGCTGACAACTACTGTTAAAAACACCCCTGCTAACGCGGTTATTCGTAACCTTACAGCAGCTGCCGCAGGTTAGTAACTAGTAACTAGTAACTTCGCTACCTAAAGTCTACCCTGCTTAACTGCTCGGTAGGCTTTCTTAGTGCAATACACACTAGTAATTAAACCCAAAAAGGATAAACCCATGCCGTTAAATAACCCAACACCACTTACCTCTACTTCAGAAGTTCCTGTACCTAAGTGGCAGCACTATAAGTCGTCTCGCCCAGCACTAAAAATGATTACTAAAGAAGGTACTCGCGTAGTCTTTACTAAGTTTACATTCATGACGCAAGACCAGCTAGTGATTAGTTACTTAGATGCAGAGATAGCTCTAGGTTTAAACGTTATAAGTAAAGGCGAACTGCTTACCGCAGAAGAGTCTGACCCAATGGAAGCTCTACGTCGTAAGCACATTGAAGAGTATAAAGCTGAAGAGATAGCTAAGCGCGTAGCTGAAGCTAAAGGTGAAACCAGAGTTCTAGGTAACACTGAAGGTGGCGGAGCTAAACTTAAAACAGCCACTACTAAACACGTAGCTAGCTAATAGTTTACTTTACATAAATAGCTAGGTACTGCTTAGCTATTTAAATAAAGTGAATTAACTGTATACAGGATTATAACTCATGACTTTAAACGAATTAATTGCAGAGGTATACACCCTCACTAATAGACCAGACTTAACAGCAGAGACTTTATCAGCTATTAAAGCTGCTACACTTAAAGCACACAGAAGTGATTTTTACTCTAAAGATATATACGAGACAGGTATATCTTTTGGCTCACTTGAGTATAGACAAGGTTTAGATTACATTACTCTAATCTCTAACTTCCGTGCGTTTAAATACTTACGCAAAGCAGACAGTGCAATAGACGATACAGGTGTATTCTTTACTGTAATTACACCAGAAGAAGTTATAGATAGCTATGGTAAAAACCGCACTGATATAGCTTACGTAGCGGGGCGTACATTAGAGATGCGCTCATCTACTTTATTTCAGTACGGCTTACTAGGTTGCTATGTGTTACCTATAGTTACTACTAATGGGTATTCTTCTTGGGTAGCTGAACAGAACCCTTTTGCTATAATTTACGAGGCTTGTAGAGTTATATTTAAGTCTATAGGTTACGACCAGCAGTCTAGTACGTTTACTGGGCTACTGTCTGAAGAATACGAATTACTTAAAATGTCAGCTGTAGCTGATGTTGGTTATTAAATAAACTTAGGAGATTTTATGTCTACAGCTAACATATGGCAACCGACTACTATAATAAGCCCTAACGCAGATACAAAAGCGTTAATACAGAACTTTACTGCAACTTCTTCGCAAGCAGATTTTACAATAACTGGCTACACTTATATACTAGATACACAATCTCTAGTTATCTATAGAAACGGTTTACGTTTAGTAAGAGATACTGACTGGGCAGAAGTATCTACTACTGAATTTAGTATAACATCACCTAACGCTAATGCAGGGGATATTATATCTGCTGTAGGTGTAGTAGGTATTATACCTGTGTTACCTGACGAGTTAGCTAGGTTTGAAGCAATTCTTGCGGATACTGTTGCAGCTAAAAACGCAGCTGTAGTTGCTAAAAACGAAGCTGTAGCTGCTGCTGCATCCTCAACAACCACAGTTGACACATTTGCAAACTTAATCTTATTAAGCCCTACTAACACTGGTGGAGAATATGCATCACAAGATAGGATTGGAATCATATACATATTACAGCCAGCTAATTATACAGCAGCTGCCGCAGACGCTGTCTTTTCGAATAGCAGAGTAGGCGCGGCTAATTTTATTTCTAGCATTGCAGATTTATCACACTCTTATATATTCCAAACAGTTGCTGAATTAAAAAGCAGCTTGCTAGTGTTTGCTGTTGGTAAATCTCTCGAAACAACTAACTACCACGCAGGTATAATTGGTGGGAGCGCAAAATATACAGTAAAAACAGCAGCACAGGCTTCATCGGATGGAGATACGATTGATGGTTTTGGGAATCATTCAATTAGTGGTGGTATGGTGGCTATTCTGAGTGTTGAGATATATACACCGTTACTTTTTGGAGCGAAAGAAGGTCAAGTTGCAAGTGACAATCTGGAGGCTTTTAACCTATTAGTTACACAACAAAATAAAATAAGAGTTAGTTATTTAGGTAATTATTTCATAGATAGACAGCTTGTTATTGGACACCCAACGAATAAACGTCCGGACTTTGAATCTGCTAATTTTGATCTGAGGATTAAAACAAGCTACAGATCATCTGATGATGCAGTAGTATTTGATGGTATGGGAGGTACAGTTTGTACAGGAAGACTGGAAGTTGACTGTGGTTCAAGTACTTATGCCTCAAGACGCCAAAGAGATTGTGTAAGATTAAAAAAAGCAGAGCGTATTATATTACCTGCAATTCAAGCTTTTGGTGCAAAAAGAAACGGGTTTTTCGCAGATAGCGCAGCACCGAATAAGACAAGTCTTTCTAGCGTACCTTTTATGAAAATCAGATTTTCCGGTGGAGAGTTAACGCAGTCAGCACAATCATTTACTAACCAAGGCTCTGCTAATTCAATACAGCAATACACAGATATAGTATTAGATGCAATACCTGAATTTTTGGAAGAACTAGACTATTTAGATTTTGATGGCAACCCTTACATTATTCAGGCAATTGATTTAGCAACAAAAACAATACAGGTTCATCCTTGGGTTATATCTCCTGTTATTGGCAATGTGACGTTACTGGTAGGATCAGGCGTGAAATTCACTGGCGGCGATACGTCATTGTGGAATATCGGTACCTTAGATTTAATGAATAACACTGTCATGTATAAGCCTCATGCGCTATACCCACCAACTGTAGATATACTCCACAGCAACTTCAGTAAAATTGTAGTAGCAGTCGGGCGCAGAAATAACGCGGTGCAGGGTGGCGGTATAAATTTGTTGTATGTAGAAGGTGGCAACAGTACTACTTATTCAGCAGTTGTATCTAGTGGCGCAATGGATTCCTTTTACATAAATACATCAGCAACAGCTTACCTTCAAAATACTAGAGTGCTAGCCCCAAATAATGGTAATGTGTACACCCAGAGAGAAAATAAAATAGTATCTTTGAGTGTTGGAGACGATAACGCTCCTTTATTCTCTGCTAACTCAAAACCTAACAATGGACAAAGAATCTCATCTAACTTAGCCCCTAAATTTACATCAACAACATGTTTACCTAACTCACTAACAAAAGATACATTAACAGTTAACCTTAAATACAGTGAGGATCATAATAGAAATGTAGGTTGTGAAGCTCAGATGTTTTTAGCGACTGGTACTGGTTCAAATGGGCAAGCCACAGGTACGTGGACATTTAACCCTCCCGCTGGATGGACTGTAAATGGTAGTACTAGCGTTACGGCTACTGGTATGTCGCGCCCTACTTTGTTTTTTACTCACTACGACATAGCTACTCTAAATATCAGGTTAAGCAAGCTAGAAATGGTTGGTCTCTAGCTTTAACTAATACACAACTAACTATAGGGACAGAGCAATGCCACCAGAGCACAGTGCAGAAACAGAGTTAGTCAGACTAGGAGACAGGATGGATGCGTTTATGTCTAGCCAAGCCGAGTTTAATAAGAACATTAACGAAAACCTTAAAGAGCTATCTAAGACTCAGTTGCAGTCTCGGTTACAGCAGCAGGAGATTAACAACTTACACAAATCTCTTGCAGCTACCTCTACTAAAGTCGATGAAACTAATAAGGTTGTAGCTGTAGTTCAGATTAATCAGGCTTTATTATTAGACTTTAAATCTCAAGTTAGACAACTTAAGTGGAGTTGCTTAGCTTTATTTGTAACAGTAGCTTTAGCTATAGCTAAGATGGTAACTATCTAATGATTATACAGCGCTTAAAGTCACCTAGCGATAGAACTAATGGCAAGTTGTTATTACCTGACCACACCGAGTTCCCTACGCTAGAGTTACCGTGGAGAGATAACCAAGTTAATATTAGCTGTATCCCTGCGGGAAACTATCGCTTTAAGCGTGATACCCATGGACGTCATCAGTGGTTTAGAATGATGTATGTACCTGAGCGTACGCACATAGAATTCCACGCAGGCGGAAGTCCACGAGACAGCCACGGTTGTATACTTATTAGCCCAGAGTGTTATCATGCTATGCTGTTCTTTTACGGAGATGAAAAACTGATATTCACTATGGAGGTTAGAGATTATGTTTGGTGCGCTACTAGGTAAAGTATTCGGTTCTGATAAGGCTATGGAGAAAGGTCTCGGTATGATTGAGTCTGCTGGAGATAAGCTCTGGTATACTGATGAAGAGAAGGCTGATGATAGAGCTAAGAAAGGAGAGCAAATCAGAGCTTTCATGGTTAACTGGATGGAGTCTACTAAGGGACAGAATATAGCTAGGAGAATGCTAGCTGTAGGTATTACTTTTGTCTGGCTTAGTATGTATGTCATTGGTACTATAATGGGTATTGTAGCTCCTTGGTTAGACTCTACTCTACCCTTAGATAGCGCTGGTGTAGTTATAGAAGGGGCTTTAAGTACTTACGGAAAGTTAATGGCTAGCTCTGTTGCTTTGGATGCTAAAGCTGATAAGATGAGCGGTGCGGTAATGCTCATATTAGCTTTTTACTTTGCTGCACCTCACATGGATAAGATTGTTGTAGGGGCTTTAGAGAAGTTCGGCGGCGGCAAGCTTAAACTAAACGATACTAATAAAGCAGGTAAATAAAATGAAGATAAACTTGAAACAAGCTTTAAAGCTAAGACAGACTTTAAGGTTAAACTTAAGGCAAGGCTTAAAAGAAGGTAAAGCAAACTCAACAGTCACCCGTATTTTTACGCCACTTCTAGGCTCAGGTGTGCAACATTATACCCATAACACCATTACTATGAGTGCAGATTTTGAAATAGAAATAGATTATAAATTATATAATCTAACAACCGACAATGCATTAATCGGAGATACGGACGCACTCAGCGGGGATATTTGGAAAATTAACAAAGATAACAACAGTATGCTTATAAGAATCGGAGGCACTACTTACACGACTACAGGCTCATACACGGAAGATTTAAAACTAAATACAGCTAAAATGACAAGAGTTGGCACCACAGTTAAGGTTTTCAGGAATGATGTAGAAATATACTCCGCCACGATAGCCCTTGTTGACTTTACTATTAACATGGTTGGTACTAGACAGAATGGGGCTTATGATTCATTTAGCGGGATACTTGCTAATTATAAAGTAACTAATATTGCATCTTTGGTTATGGACGCACCGCTGGATAAACAATACACAGCAGCAGCGCCAACAGTTATAAATAACGCCGATGCAAATAACCCACTAACAGCCGTTAACCTTGATAATGCTGGGTCTGCGTTTACTTCTAGTGATACTTATGGGTGGTTAGGTGAGAATAATGTCGGAGCACCAACTCGTATTTCCGATGACTGGACTAATAATGGAGATGGGAGTTACACGATAGATACACCTGACGGAAATTATGGCGACTGTGAACTTCAATTTGGAGTTAGCGAGGTGGGTTTCACGTATTTTGTTGAAGTAACTGTGAATGAGCCAGTTGGAAATTCTAGCCTTAGACTGAGGAACTGCGACCCAAATATTGATTTTAGGACAGCGGGTGATTATTCAGGGTCGGTAGTAGCTGCCTCTTCTGCATGTCCAGTCATTAATAGGCGTGGAGGCGCTAGACCTTTTATTCAAACTATTTCTAATATATCTAACAGACAAGTTTTGGAGGTTGCATCGTAATGAAAAAATGGAGCATGATAAGTGAACAGACAGAATTAACCAATCCTGCGCTAGAGTGGTATAAAGAGTGGGCGTCTATGATGGGCGTATCGCATGACACAGTTAACCGCATACACTGTCATTGCCCTCCCGCTAACTTGCTTGTAGGAGTCGAAGAAGTATTAATTTTTAACTCTGAACTTGCTGAAACTGATAGACCCGCAGCATTGCTGCAATCAATAAGGCAAACTGCTACGTTTATGTTGTCTGAATCTGCTAATGTTTTAACAGGTGATGATTGGTTATTCGATGAAATGTACCGTACAAGTTATCACCGTATCTGGTGTGAGCGTTACACGGATGGAGAAACGGCACTTTTTGAGTCAGACTATCTAGCAGTATTTGGTCAGGCAGCAGGCACCACAACACAAGAGCAAGCAAGCGCACAAATAAAACAGTACTTTACAGCTTAACATTAACGGAGAGTAATCTAATGAGAGTAACAAATAACCAAGTAAAGAATATACGTGCAGGTAGATACACAATTAGTGTGTTTACTTCTTCCGGTACAGCAGCTGTAGAAATAAACCCTGCAGTCTTAGGTTGGATACCTGTGCCAGATGCTAGTTTTACTGCTAGCGACTCTAGCTTATACAGTTTACCCGCGGGACAGGTGCGAGTAGCAATAGCTGGAGCTAGCACAGTAGTAGATATAGAGCCATTTACAGAGTATAACGAAACCTCAAAACCTACTGATATTTAATTACTAGTACAGGAGAGCATCATGGCTCAGCAGAAGTATATATTTGATATGCAGGATACAGTGTTTCCGTTACTATCTACGCAACAGACTAGAACTATCATGGGTGCTACAGTAGGTCGTGCACCCGCTGCTACTGCTAAGCCAGGTGTTGCTTATATGCACAATGTAATGCCTACACAGTACGGTATGGATTCGGTAGGTTATATAGACAAGGTACCTAACATAGGAGGTGTGGCAGGTAATGCTAGCCCCTCTGATATTAGAGTTGTGTTCGGAGATACAGGTGACAGATACTATGTAGCGTTTACTGCTAGGGGTGACTTCTATAGAATGAATGACACCCACACAGGTTGGCAGCAGATAACAGGTAACTTAACTTTTAACCCTTTTGAGAAAGATAGCCTTACTACTGCTGTAGTTAACGGTATTAGTTATCTGTTCTACAGAAAGACTCACATGTATAAGTTAATAACATCTACTAGTACATCTACCTTGCCTAATGTAACTCCTATCGGTCTATCTGTCAGTGATGTTATAGGTATAGTAGCCAGTAGTGGTTATTTAATAGCTTATACTGAAGACGCTATAGCTTGGAGTAGTACTATAAACCCACTAGATTTTGCACCTAGCCAGATAACAGGTGCAGGCGGCGGTAAGGTAGCTGGTGCAGATGGGCCTATACTGTTTGCTACTTCTAACTCAGTAGGTATATTACTATTCACAGCTAACAATGTAATAGCCGGTACCTATACTGGTAATGCTGTATACCCGTTTAAGTTTCGGGAAGTAGCTAACTCTAAAGGTGGCGTTAACTTAGACACAGTAGCATGGGAAGCTAACTCTGAAAGTCAGTATGTCTATTCTAAGTCAGGACTAATGGCTATAAACTCACAAAAAGCACAGCTTGTGCTACCTGAAATTACTGACTTTATATCTGGTAGAGTTTTTGAAGACTTTAATACTACTAGTAAGTTATTAGAGACTACTGTAATTGCACTAGACGCTCAGTTAATTAAGAAGATTAAGTATATAGACTCTAGGTATTTAATTGTATCTTACGGTCTACCTTCAACTGACAATGTGTTTACTCACGCACTAGTTGTAGATACTAGCATGAATAAAGTAGGTAAGTTGCGAATAGCTCATAAAGACATATTTGAGTATATAGGCGTAGGTGACCAGAGAGAAACTCAGAACATAGGGTTCCTAGATACGTTAGGTAAAGTAAGCATAGTAGACTTTGAAGCTTTCTTTACTGGTGAAGGTGTGCTAGTTATGGGTAAGTTGCAAGCTACACTTACTCGTCTTATAGGTCTTATGGGTGTACAGGTAGAGAACGTACGAACAGGAGCTGCATTAGACTTATTCTCTAGCGCTTCTTTTGACGGTAAAAACTTTGTTAACAACGCAGGCTATTTAGCAATGAGTGCTAATAACGTAAGAGACTTCTCATTTAGAAGCTCTGCATTAACTCACAACATAACTCTAATAGGTGACTTCAGCTTAGTTACTATGGAGATAAGCTATAGAGTAGAAGGCAGGAGATAACCCATGGCTAACGATTACGTATCTCAGATAGATATAAGTTTAGGGCAAGTACCAGAAGTATTAGATGCAGAGCTGTATCAGTCGTTGCAGGATATATACAGCACCTTGCAGATACTAGCGTCTAGTGTGCAACCTTTGTACTATACCAGTAAAGACATAGCTACGTCTTATACTCTAAGTACAGACGACCAGTTACTTCGTGTAAACGCTACTGCTGGTAGTGTAGTTATTACGTTACCGCTAGCTTCTACTTGTAAAGGTAGACGTTATACTATTAAGCGTACAGATGCTAGCGGCAATGCTGTTACATTAGTACCCACGTCGCCTGAACTATTAGATAGTAGCGGCTCAGCTATAACTATAGCCAGTAATACCGCTGTAGAAGTACAAGCAGGGTTAGATTACTGGGACACAGTATAGTATGTTACCCCTAAGTGCATCCCTAGTTGACGTAGCTAGCTAATACATATAACCTATTAGTATGATAAACTATACAGTAAAGCAAGCTACTCCTCAGCAGATAGAGGATATATTATCGGAACCTCAGATAGCTAGCAAGACAGTTCTACCTGTTAGCACTATACTGGAGCGTAAGTTGCCTTACTTTATACTTGAGTATAGTGGTTACAGGTTACTAGCCAGCTTGTTTACTTTAGATAAGGGTGTACTAGAAGCTCATATAGCTTGCCCTAAAGATTCAATAGTAGCTAGCAGAGTGCTAGTACTGTTAGGTTTTAAGTGGGTATTTAAAGAAGCTAATAAAGCTAACATACACACTATAATTACTACAGCGCCTAGAGGTAAGATAGCTAACTTCGCTACTAAGCTAGGATTTATAGAATATAAAACAGAGGCTAGTTTAGCAGGTGTTGAGCTAGTTTACTTTAAATATACAAAGGGGTTACAATCATGAGTATGGGCGGAGAAGCTAGTACATCTAGCACTAACACTGACGAAGATATTAGTAAGTTATTAAACAGTAGTGCTGTTCAGACTGAGAGTTTAGATATATCACAGGAAGGTGTTGATAAAATAACCAGTGACTTACTGAGCGGTAAAGACGGGCTAGCTTCTATCTTTGGAGGGGAGCAGAGCTCTGGTATATATAACTCCAGTGTAGCTGCCCAAGAGGCTGGTAACTTATCTGCTAACATCATTGGTGAGATAGCTAAACTTAAAGCTAAGAAAACTAACACTACTGACTTGGAACAAATAGAAGAGTCTGAACGCAGAGAAAGAGAGAAGACTAACTCTGCTACTGTTACCGCTGGCTTTGGGCCTTAGGAGATTAACTTATGATTAATATGGCTATACCTAACCCAGTAATGGCGGCTGCTGAGAAAGCTGCTGATAAGAAAGGTACTGATAAGTTCTTTCAGGCACCTTCCGGTAAAGCAGAGTCTGCTCCAGCTACAGAGGAGGAAGACAACGCAGATACCTTTAATGATATACGTAAGCTAATTGGCAAGAACAGAGCGCTCGCCACTGCTAACTCTGAAGCTGCTACTGCTAATATGGGTGTAAGCGCAGGTCTAACTGATACTATAATGAAGTCTATGGACTCAGCCACTAAAGCTGCTCAGACTATAGCGTTAGTTACAGACACTGCTAAGCTAGAAGCAAGCAATGCTACACGTGACGCGTATACAGCCGCTGCTGGTGATGCTAAGTTCCAGCAAGATATAATGGCTAGACTGTCTGAAGACGAGAGTAGAGTAGAGACTTTGCTTAATCAGAACGCTGATATTATGGCTACTGAGTACACTGGCGTACAGTTCTTGGATAACATAGTTAATCAGTTCAATGTTAACCTTAACGCCGGCTCTCTTAGAAACGCTAGTAACCAGTTAAACCAGACTAAAGGTGAGATAGCTTCTGTGACTGGTGCTACTGATAGCTTCGCTAAGATTAACATGCAGGTAGCTAAGAGCGTTACTAACGAATCTATACGAGCTAACCAAGAACTTATAGCTTCAAACGCTGAAGTAGCTAAAGCTAAAGCTGCGCTTGACGGTCTTAATACAGCTGATACAGCTATGACTAACTTACTGAACGCAGGTCAAAGAGAAGTTGCTAACCTTATGGGCTTAGCTAGACTAGAAGATCAGGAGTTAAACAGAGCTGCTGCCGCAGAAAATAGAGAGTTTACTAGAAAGTCTCAGCTACTAGAGCTAGAGAGGTATAAAGATGGTGCAGAATCTAGAACTATTAACCTAGAAGTTAATAAACTTAACCTTAAGTATGCTCAGGATGTAGCTCCTTATAAAGCAGAAGCTTATATAGCAGAGCTAACTGAGAAGAAGCGTCAGCTAGCATTAGATAAAGAGATGGAGCCGACTAGAAGGAAAGCTCTTATGGTGCAGTATACTACAGCTATAGAGAACGCTCCTATTAATAAAGAGCAGGCTCAGCTAAGACTAGCTGCAAGTAAAAAGCAAGTAGCTGACGCAGATGCTTTAGAAGTATCTTATGTTACTGCTGCTAATGCTGCGGAAGCTACTGCCGGTTTACCTATTAGCTCTGCTCAAGAAGTTATGGCAGGTATGGCATCTAGCGGCCCGTTAGGTACTAAGTACCAAAACTTAATACTAAGTGGCGGCTCAGGCGATATTAACTTCGCCTCTAATCCTTTCGATTCTGCTACGTACTTATCTAAAGTAGACCCTAAGAGCGTTGCTACGCAGAACACTGGTACAGATTTACTAAATACTATAACTCAAGCACAGGCTGCTAAGTATATAGAAGCAGGTAACGGTGTACCTAGAGATGAAGCTACGCAAAAAGTAGATTACAATAATACTGCTCAGGAAATTATGAATAACTTTGCAGCTAACATTGTAACTAATGATACCACTAACCCTTATAGCCTACCTCCTATGTCAGTGCTTACACAGAGTAGAGCTGTAAGAGAGAGTGCTTTTTATAAGAAGGTTATTCAAGCTACACAGAAGACTGAGTTCGACCCTCAGTTCTTTCTTGACGAAGGTGTCGCAGCTATTAATGCAGGTGTAGTTAGTACAGAAGAAGTTGCTTCTGGTATTGTAGCTATGGTTAACGCAGGTCAGCTGTATAATAATACTACATCAGGTGGCTTTAAGCGTGTAGGTTTGCGTGACCAAGTTAGTTATAATACAGTTATCAAGAGACCTGTAGGGTTTATTGCAAATCTTCCTACTAGCAGTCTACTTGCTAACACTGCTGTTGTAACTGACTCTCTATTCGGTGGTATAATATCTAGCACTGAAGCAGGTAAGAGCTTCTTAGCTGACAGTAACAGCAAACGTAACACTAAAGTAGACCTTGATAAGTATGGAGAAGTTTTGCAGATACTAGTCAAGAACCTATCATCCACACCTAAAAAAGAGAGTACTGACTAATGGGTAGCGCATATCAAGAAGCATTAGATAAGGTAGAAGCAGGGCAGGATTTAAGTTCTGCTTCAGCTCCTTCTTATATAACTGACGCTGATACTATGAGTATGGCTAATGGTAATCAAACTTTCTTGCAGTCTGCCTTCGATACAGTAGAGTCTATACCTAAGTTCATAGGTGCATCTATTATATCTGGCGCTAGTCAGTTGTATAACATAGCTCCTGATGTAGGTAACTTAGTTAGTGACGTAACTGGCTTAGGTGACCCTGATGAAAGATTTGTTAGATTAGATACTGCGGAAGTAATCTCTGGTTTGAATAGTAACCTAGGTCAGTTCTATGAAGAAAATAGAGAGGGTACAGACCTTGTAGGGTTTGTTCTCTCTAGTATAGTTCCTGGAATGGCAGGTGTTAGAATACTAAACGCAGGACAGAAGTCACTACAGGCTACTATTGCTACTGGTCGCTTCGGTGAAGGTACCTCCAGAGCACTCGGTTTACTAGCACCTAACAAAGGTGAGTTCCTTAACAAAGCAATTAAAGAGCTTGCTACTAACGGCTCTGCTCCTAGCTTACTTAAAGGTAACGCTCTTAAATCTATAATGTCAGGCGTAGGACAGAACGGTTACGAGGCTTTAGCTTTCGAAACTGCTGTAGCTGCTACTCTGTTTAACTCTCCTGTACTAGAGAATCAAGACTTCGGAGACTTCGTTACTAACGTAGCCTTCGGTGCAGTCTTATTCGGTGCAGTAGGTGGAGTAATAGATGCTACTAAAATTAACTCTGCTCTTAAAGGTGCAGCTAATAACGCATCTGCGGAAGCTAGACCTTGGACATATATACCAGAAGCGGCACCTAAGTCTAATGCGTATGAAGTAATCTCTATGGACTTAGAAGCTTTAGCTAACATGCCTAGCGTACTTAAAGGCAGTACTCCAGAGCTACTAGCTAGAAGTAGAGTACTACAGCAGACTGCTGACTCTACTAGAGCTACATTAAATAACAGAGTACGTGCTAACTTTAATGTTATATCTGGCGGTGACCAAGAAGCAGCTACTGCTATGTTTAACACTATAAGCAGACTAAACCCACATGACCAGCAGTTTGCTCTTATAGGTTTATCTGAATCAGGTAGACTTACAACACTAGCTAAGCAGACTAAAGAGCTAGATAAGATAGCTAATAAAGTCGCAACAGGTAAAGCTACAGACGCTGATATTGCAGCGCTAAATGCTACTGCTGAAAGTACAGGTTACTTAAAGGTATGGGGAGAAGGTGCGGGTACAGTATTAACTGATGCACCTGTAGTCACTAGTGTTGTAGACATACTTAAGAAAGGTCAGCAGATAGGCATTAATGCTAAAGGTGTATTCGTAGGTAAGGCTGGTAAAGCTGGACAAAAAGTTAAGCCTGCTACAGGTGGTAAGAGCTGGAAGTTCGATACTAGTTATAACTTAGGTGCTAAGGCTGGCGCTAAGGGTGGTGCTTGGGATATATTAAAAGCTGATACTCTTACTGCTAACGCTCGATACATATGGGCACAGAGTTTACCTGCATTTAAACCTACAGCTAAGGCTCCTGTCACAGTCAATGTTACTGATATACCGCTACTTGAAAAGGTGCTAGTAGATGTAGCTCCTGAGAACTTACAGTTTGTTAAGTTCACTGGCTTAAAGAAAGGCGAAGAGATAGGTGTAGACTTTCTAAGTTACGTAGGTAATAAGAAAGTAGAGGTAGCTAATAAGCTGCTAGCTAGTAAACGTAAGATACCTTTAACTCAGGAAGAGATTGCGGCTCAGGTTAATGTAAAGAACGCATTGCTATCTGGCGAACAGTCGGCAGAAGCTGTATCTGAGTTTGCGCGTAGAGACGTACTTGCTATGCAGAGTCATGCAGAAGATTATACAGAGCAGCTAGTTAACTCTGGTTTACGTTCAAAGAACGAAGGTACAATGCCTATCTGGAATACTCCGCAGCATATGAAGCTTACTTATAACGATGCACCGTTTGCAGGTTTAGATAACCATGTAGCAGAAGGTATGGTTATAATTAAAGAGCAGCAGAAGTTATATCAACAAGGTGCGGATACTGCCTTCTCTAGTATTATAGGTAAAGACGCAGCTAAGTTCGAAGCTATTAGCAGCCAGAAAGTATACGTAGGTGCTAACCCTAGTGGTGCAGGTGCTGGTTTACTTACTGCTGCTTCTGATAACTACGGCACCCTAGCTGCTAGTGTAGGTAACATAGGCCGTACTACTTCTAGTGTGATTAATAAGTTTAAAGACAGAAGTAGAGAAGTCTTTAGTCCGCTGCTTATTAAGCTAGCACAGAATCAAGAAGCTGCTGTTGAGTACTCTACAATATCTACACGTATAAGAAACATAGAAGGTGAGTACGGACTTAACGAAGCAGGCGATGCTATGGAGTCTCTAGCTTTAATTAAATGGAGAAAGGCATCTAAGCTAGCAACCGAAGCAGAATTACCTCCACCTAAACGTCCGCGTGTTAACGAGAAAGATATGCCTCGTATAGATATTAAGACACCTGAAGCTAGGGCCTTGATTAAAGCTCACATAGAAGTTAACGGCATGCGTACTATAGACCTAGGTAAGATCCGCTCTGCTCAAGGCGTACAGTTTGGTCGTGACCCTGCTGCGTTTTATCCTATACCAGTCAACCCTACAAACTATAAGCACTTTGCTATAGTAGTAGACCAAAGCGTTACTTCTGGTCAGCACTCTAAGTCTCTCTACGCTAACACAGCAGAAGAGTTAGATGCTCAGATTCGTAGAATGAAAGAGAACCCTCACTTTAAAGTATTAACTAAGAAAGAAGCTGAAGATTATTATAAAGCTCGTGGTCAGTTTGATTATGAGAAGACTATTAATAGCAACTACTTAGACTCAGCTGCACGTAGAAAAGGTGTATCTGCACCTGCGTTACCTGCTACTGACACTAAGAAAATTACAGAAGACTTTCTTAACTGGCACTTAACTAGAGAAACTGGTCTAGTACGTGAAGCAGTTAGCGGTAAGTACGAAGTACAGTTTGAAGAGTTGCGTAGACTAGGTGACGAGTTCACTAACGTAGCTACATCTAAGTTCGGTAACAGCTCTATTACTGAGTATGCAGACGAAGCAGTTAAGAACCCGTTTGCAGATTATATTAAGACAGCTCTTAATGTACCTAAGCAGTCTGACTATCCTTGGTGGGTACAACCTAACAAGTGGGTAGATGATGGGGTTAGTGCAGTCTATAATAAGATAGCAGCTATAGGAAGTAAAGTTAAGACTGATGCTCAGATAGCAGAGATAACAGCTATACAGGAAAGAGCAGGCTTTAAGGTAGCTCCTAACTACGATGCAGAAATGGATTTGTTTGCTAACGCTACTAGTGACAAGGGTGTACTTAGTAAGTTTATAGGTAAGGCTAATGGTATACTAGCTACTATAGTACTGAGACTGGATACACTTAACGCAGTTAACAATGCTATATCTGCTAACGTGCTATTAGGTGCAGAAACTAAAGCAGTAATGCGAGCTATGCAGCGCGGTGACGAAGGTGCAGTAGGTGCTCTAGCTAAGGTCATGAAGATAGGAGTTCCTGGTACTGATGCTTCTATGACCTCTGCTGGTAAGATGATATCTGAATCCATACGCAGGTTCCATGTGTTCGGTAAAGACTCTCCAGAGAAAGCGTTCTATCGTGAGAATGGATTCCTTACTCCTATACATGACCAGTACAAGACTGCGTTAGATACTATTACTTATGACGGTAGAGAAGCTATAGGTGCTTATGGTAGTAAGCTTAAGAAGATGGAAGAAGGTTTAGCTGAGCTTGCTAACAAAGGTGAACAGTGGACAGGTAACAGACTAGCTGAAGAGTTTAACAGATTCGTAGCAGCTGATGTAATGAAGCAGATGACTGACGTAGCTGTGGGTAGAAACCTAATGACAGCTAAGGAGCAGCTTGCTTATATTAATACTTTTGTTAACAGAACGCAGGGTAACTACTTAGCTGCTCAACGTCCTATGTTATTCCAAGGCCCTCTAGGTCAGGCTATAGGACTGTTCCAGACTTATCAGTTTAACTTACTACAGCAGACTCTACGTTATGTAGGTGAAGGTCACGCTAAAGATAGCTTAACTCTCTTAGGTCTGCAAGGCGGTATTCACGGTATGAACGGCCTACCTGCTTTCGATGCTATTAACACCAGCCTCATAGGTAATGCTTCTGGTAACACAGACCATAAAGACTTGTTCGATGCTACATACGGAGCAGCTGGTAAGCAAGGAGGTGACTGGCTTATGTACGGGTTAGCTAGTAACATGTTCCTAATACCTGAACTTAAAGTTAACTTGTATACTCGTGGTGACATTAACCCTAGGCACATAACTATAATTCCTACTAACCCTAGTACTGTACCGTTTGTACAAGCTAGCGGTAAGTTCTTTGCTAATCTATTCGAGACAGCTAAGAAAGTAAAGGCGGGAGGTGATGTGTCTACTACACTACTACAGGGGTTAGAGCATAATAGTTTAAGTAGACCGTTAGCTGGCTTAGCTCAAGTACTGCAAGGATTTAATAACCCAGAAGCTGCTAGTTATAGCACTAGTAAGAAAGGTAATGTTATTGCAGCTAATGACTTGCTATCTCTATCAAACTTAACTCGTATGGTAGGTGGTAAACCTTTAGACGAGGCTATAGCATTAGACGCTATGTATCGCTTTAAGGCTTATGGTTTAAGAGATGCTAAGAAGAGACAGGTGTTAGGGGAGGCTGTTAAGACTACTATGCTAGCAGGGCAGAACCCAACAGCTGAGCAGATAGAAAACTTTAGTAAAGGGTATGTAGAAACTGGCGGGAGACAAGAGGAGTTTAATCAGTGGTTCGGTCAGCTATATAAGACTGCTAACCTGAGTCAGGTAAGTGCACTGCAAGATAACTTAGATAGTCCATTCAATCAAAGTATGCAAAGACTTATGGGAGGTAAAGAGATAAGAGACTTTACTAAATAGTAGGGAGTCTCTTTTAGTTTTAACGTGTGTGTCCTTTAGGGAACGGAAGCCCTATTTTTTATCCGCTCTATCCTGCGCTTGCTTATCAGTATAAACACCTAACTTATATCTAGCTTTATCAGAAAGGAGTAACTTCTTTCTATTAGCAAAGAGCGTATCTTCTCTATCAATACCACACTCCTGTCTTAACCCTTCCATGTAAAACTCTAAGTCACCTAACTCCTCGATAACATTATTAATATCTAAAGGCTTGTTATAGAAAACAGATTTCTTAACTGCATCTAACAACTCACCTGACTCACCGCTAATACCTACTGCCATGTGTAATAAGTTACACTGACTAGCAGATAAGCCATTTAGTATATCTTCGCCAGACTTAACTAGCGCTGTTACCATTACCTGATGTAGAGTTTTTACTGTATCGCCTGTATGGATTTGTGTAGCTGAAGGTTTAGATTTTACTTCAGGCCAGTCTCTAGGGTCACGATTATGTCCACTCATTTGTATTGACTCCAATAGTCTTTGTTGTGTTCTAGGTTATAATAAACAAGAGCAGCTAGAACATTTAGTCTGCTGTGCTTAGCGTTTGCTATTAACTCAGTTAAGAGTGTAGGCTTCGGTTTAGTTTCTTTCATAACTTAAACTTCCAGTCTATGAATACTTCTGTTTTAGAGTATTCCTTTTTGTCATTAAAGGGTTGACCTGTTAACCATTGCGAGTGATGCTCTACACCGTAGACTAACTTCTCTTCATACTCCCAGTACATCTTTAGTCTAGCAGTAACAGGGTGGTTAATACGCTCCTTGTTATAAGTAAGTTCTAGCTCCTGTACTTTATAACCTACACCTACTGAGTAAGTAGGCGCAGCGCAGGAAGTTAGTAGACAGGCTGGTATAACTGATGCTGCGAATAACAATACTATCCTTTTCATACATAGCACCTAACTATTTAAAGTTCCTGTACTGCCGACAATGATAATACCAGATGTGTGACTTAGTCTAGTATCTATCATACGCTTGGTTAGTTGTGGGTAGAGTATCTCTAAATCCTCGTCACTATATACCCCGTCCATCATTACATTACAGTAAGCTGCAATCTCTGCCAGCCACTCACTCCATTCATCTTCCTTACTTCCTAACTCAAGTAACTGTGCTTTAAGTACTGGGTGTCTATTACACTCTAGTAGCATACTTACTTTGCCGTCTGGGAAATACGCAAGCGTTCTTTTGACTCCAGCTTTTGACATCTTTTGTTTCCTTTATATGTATAAGTTAAACCATGTCTATGAGAGTGACGAACCTCTCCTAGACGTATACCTCTACTACTAAGAACACTAGTAATGTTAGGTACGCTTGACTGATAAGCTTCTGCTATATCTTTAAGCCTATAGCCAGTACGTATCATATTAAGTATGAAAGGTACAGCATCGTCCCAGTAATCTAAATTTCTCTTAATTACAGGAACAACATCAAACTCGTCTACTATTACAGTAGTAGCAGTCCTGCCTAGCAGCTTAGGTAACACTTCAAGATTAGGTTTTATATCTTTCATGTTCATAGATTATAAGTCTCTTTCTTCTTTAGTTAATAGGTTCCAATCTATAGCACCAGCTACTCCGCTATCTCTCTGCTTCTTAATAGGTAAGTACCCATCTGAGCCTATTGATTGAATCTTTTCTGCAACCTGTAGATTATTAATTATCTCTACTAGCTGCTGTCTGTTATCTAAGTCTTGGTGTACTAACTTCCATAAAGCTTTGAATCGTATTGGTGTATCCGTACTGTATACTATATCCATTACTTTATTAGCTATAGCTGAGTGCTTAGATTTACCGAACTCACCTAGAGCTTTAGGCATTAGGTTCTCAGTGTGAGTCAGTAGAGTGTTAGCAGCTACTACATCTTTAACAGTCATCTGAGTACCTATCCTAGAGGCTACCATAACTAAGCATACTTTAAGCAGATGGGTTAATCTTCTATTAGCGTAATGCTCAAAGCGAACATCATCTATAGGCGACCAGCCATGATATATGTTATGTAGTAAAGCAGAAGCTTCATCTGTCATAACTATCTCACCTCTTACCTGCTCCTTAATATCTTTAAGTAATGTTACAAGTCTATCCTGTAACTCTGTATCAGGCGGAGGTGGGAACGTATACAACACACCACTAGGTTCAGCGTGCACTAGAATTACTCTACTAAAGAAACCTTGACCTATAGCTTCTACAGGAAAAGCGGTAGCAAAACCTGTCGGTGTGTTACCCCCTAGTATTGTAACTGTAGGGTGAGGTATATAGATAGAGTCAGAGTTTTTAAGTTTGTAGTCAAAGACCCCTTCGTAATCCCATAACTCTCCTAGTATACTAGCGAAGTCTAAGTTACCTATACCTATAAAGTTATTGAACTCGTCAGCTGCTATAAAGCTCTCTGCTGCTGGCTTATCTAAGTAACTCTCAGGGTCGTTCTCATTAAACTCACCGAAAAGGTTAGCGTCTAGTATAGCATCTATGTGAGCTTCCATACCATCACCTCCCCTAGCTGTGTCTAGTTTAGTAGACTGCTCTGCTAAGTCTAATAGATACTTCTCTTGCCTAGTTTTCTTAGCAGCAAAAGTTTTATAGCCTGCCTGCTTCATTAACTTAGCGCCTATCTTAATAGCACTAGACTTCTTAGTTCCTGGCTTACCTATAAGCATGGTATATAAGTTAGGACGTATAACAAAGTGCCCGTGGTTAAAGTGAATGTTCCTTCCTAGGTAAGCAGATAGACAAGTAACAGCAGTCCAGCGGTGAAAGAATGTAGGACACTCTGTCTGGCTAGTATACTCTAGGTAAAGAGATATAAAATCTACATCCGGTTCTGATTCTTTAGGTTGCATATTAGCTACAGCCTTCTTATTCTGTTTCTGACCAGTACTCAGCATAACCTTGTTCTAAGTGTAAGCCTCTCTTAGCTCCTGCTGGTACAACGAAAGTACGAACTACGCCATCGTATGCTTTAATAGTAACTGGGACTTGCATCCGCTCTACTACCATATCGCATAAGTTCTCATGACCTATTCTGTACTGGAAGAATATAGAGTCGTGAATCTGAGCTAATAGTTTGAAGTTCTTGGAGTGTTGTGGGTTGATAGCTATGTCTTGAAACACTGACAGGTAGCTGCAATTTAGTGTCTGGGCGTTTAAGCTCTGCGGTGGGTGCGCTATGTAAGCGTTCAGTGCAGTCTTAGACTTAGATGGATTCTGGAAACAATAACGTACCCAAGCTTTACCTGCGTACTCTGCGTAGTTAGTCTCTGCTTCTTGCATAAACTCTTGTACCATACCTGCATGTTCCCAGCTATGATGTACTGCTTGACTACTTAGCTTACTGGTACGCATTACTTCTTCTATAACACCAGCATAGAATACACCTCTTATGTCTGGGTATACTTTATGGAACTGCTCTAGTAGATACTCTGCTACTTCTATGTGTGTCCAGAATCTGTTAAGCCCTAGTAACTGCTTAGCTCTAACTATATTCTCTTCACCCATAGTAGTTATTAATACGAACGCTCCCATGTTGTAGTTAGCACCATGATTAACTGGCTTACCTAACTGACGTAGCGACTTGTTTACTTCCTCAAAAGGTACACCAAAGAACATACTAGCATTAGTTCTATGGAAGTCTGGGCTATGCTCTACGTTCATGATAAGCTGCTTGTCTCCAGATATATAACCTGTATCTCTTGACTCTGCTTGCTCTAAGTCTACTTCACATAGTCTAAAACCTGCATCTGCTTTAAACGTCTGCTTAACTATCGCCCCTCTAGGTATCTTCTGTATGTTATCTCCGCACCAGAAGTGATGGGACTTACTAGATAGGCGACTACTGTCTGTACCATGAGGTTTAAGACTGTATAAGAATCTGCTACCTGTACCGTCCTGTCTGCTAAACTCTTTACCTGCTGTGAGGTAGTTGCTTATAAGAGTTCTAGACTTACGTATCTTTAATACCATGTCTACTATTCTAGCATTGAACGGGTGACGGAACCTAGCTTTCTTTAAGTGAGCTTCGTCAGTAGATTTAAAGTCACCACAGCCTAGTACTTTAAACAAGGCTTTCATTTGTACAGGTGACTTAACATTAAATGGGGCTGCTGTTGAAGGGATATCTAATATAACGTTTAGTTTACTAGACAGTTTACTTATATTAGCTTCCTCCATATCTCTAGCTATCTGTATCTTAGCCATGTCTCTGTTTATACCAGTCATTTCTGATAGGTGGCAAGGGAATACTAGAGGGAACTCTAAGGCATAGTTAGTAAACGCAAACTCAGGACACTCTAGTAACATAGCTAAGAAGCAGTTACCTGTACCCCATGTATCTAGTGCGTTATACTTATAGTATTCGTAGAGGTCGTTAGTCTTAGCTAAGTCTTTCCAGTAAGTAGCTTCGCGAATAAAGAAGCTGTTAAGAAAACCTAAGTCTTTAGGTAGCTCGCTATACCAGCAATGGAACAGGTTAGCTGTATCGTATAGATAGTTATAGACTGGTGCAGAGTAGCGAGCAAAGTAGGCTATGTCATACATAAAGTTCTGACCTACCTTGGGTGCCTTTAACTGCCAGTTCCACTTACGCATAATAGCAAGTGCGTAGTCTGAGTCTAGCGGTAGTACTACACTGTAGCTACCTATACCATTAGCTGTATATGCAAAGCCAGTATAAGATAAGCACTTAATCTGTACGTCATTCTTAACTGTCTCTACATCTATAGATACTAAGAAACATTTCTGCATACTAGCAAAGGCCGTAGCCTCTACCTCTGGTGTTAGTATTGTAAACCCTGAAAACTTAGTGGGCGTGTACCAACTCTCTGGCGTAGTAAGCTTACGTATAACTCTACGAGTCATGAACTTACCAAAGGGTACAGTAACTAAATGCTTAAGCGGCTTGACAAACACTACCTCTATATCAGGGCAGGTAGCATCAAAGCCGCTTATTTTAAAATAACTTCCTGCGTAGTCGTCTAGGCTAGGTGCAGCCCTAGAGTCCCACTGTAGTAGTTTCTTAAGCATACCTATGTTGCTGCTTACTACTCTACTAACTGACTTCTGCTTACAGTACATCTTAACAGAGGTTAGCGTAGACACTTCTTCTAGTCGTACGAAGGTAGTGACAGGGCCTACACATGCTTTTAGGTGAGGTAAGAAAGTCTTATCGTAAGCAGTACCCCAGAAGATTATAGCATCATCTGCTTGTTGCACACCTGCTGCCCCTGCTGCTGCTTTAGCTGCACGTAGTTTAGCTATGTGTGCTGCTAAGTCTAGCTTAGTACTCACGATTTTGTACCAGCTTGTTCTGGCTTATCTGCTTGCTCGATAGTAACGTTAGCTTCTACATTAGCTACCAGTCTGTTTAGTAACTGGTTAGTAAAGTTAGCTAGGTGGTCATGTCTGAGTCTAGGTACATGGTGACTTTCCATTAACTTAGCAGTAAGTTCTGTAAGGGCTTTAAATGTTTCGTTATTCATTAGCTGATTTCCTGTATTATGGATACCAGAAAAACCCCAGACCATTACAGTCTGAGGCTTATTAGATTACTAGCGCTAACTGCTAGCTACTAGATGATAGTAATATCTTTTACTTCAAGATAGAACTTCTCTTTATCTTTCTTGTCTGCACGTAAGCTGGTAGTGATAACACACTCAACATCTTTAACCTGCTCAATAACATCGCGGATAGTTTCTAACTGCAATGCTTCTTGGAAAGGCTTAGCACACTTCTTAAGATTACCTACTCCGTACTCATTACCTAACATAAACATAGTGTTAGACACATCACCACCATTAGGCTTAGCATCCTGCGGGTCACTAAGTTCTAACGTCTCTACCATAGTAAAGCTAAGCTCAACTGCTGCCTTCGCGTTAATCTCTTTCATTTCGAAAGAGGCTTTAACGCTGTGTGTACCGCGAGGGAAAACAGCAAAAGCTGGTAAGTCGGCTAAGTCATCTAATTTTGTGTCTAACAAGCTATCTAAATCTGACATAATAATGTATTCCTAATAAAGTTAATAATAATAATATAGTATATAGCATATAATAATATATAATATAGTGTGTTAGGGAAGTTCCTAACTATATGCACACTAGAAGTTAGAGCTAATGTGCATTGAGTTAAGTGCTTACTGAGCTTTCTTGTTTCTTAATCTAGCTAGCATCTCTGCTGTAGATTCTTTTTCGTTACTAGGTACGGTAGGCTTTACAGTTGCTCCTGCTTCTGGCTTAAAGATAGATAGTAAGCTCGGCTTATCCATAGCTTCTACTGCTACTGCTGTCCTGCTGCCAGTCATAATAGTAGTCGCGTAAGTAGAGCTACTGCTGAACACATGCTTCTTGTTCTTACGTTCTGCATATACTACATGACCGAAGTACTTAGCTACGTTGCGAGAGAAGTTACGAGTACCACCTACAGGTACTAGAGTTTTCTTCTTACCTTCTGTCTCTACCTCAGCTTCGTGACTAATAACTACTACGTTATAGCTAGCTTGCTGTAAGTAAGACAAGAACATATCTAGCAGCTTACCTAAGTTACCCCAGTCATCATAGTTAAGCTTGTAATCTTCTGCTTCGCCCTTAGTTATGTGACTGATAGCACTGTTAGTTAGCTGAGTAAGAGAATCAAACACTACAACAGTATTGTTGTCTAGCGCAGGTAAGTTAGTATCTACAAACGCTGCCTTCTCTCGCTTGCATATCATACAGTTTACTTTACCATGTGACTCGCATATAGATACTGGGCCTTTAATCATCTTAAGTACAGTCTCTATAGCTATAGGGTAGCCACGAGTATCTGGTAAGTTGATAAGCTCTATGTTCTCCTGCCATGCGTCAGGTAACTGGAACAGTGTATCGTGACCGTTCTCCATGTCTACCCAGATAAGCTTAAAGTGCTCGGCTAACTCACCTGCAATAAGAGACTTACCTGTTTTAGGCGCACCGTATACTATAACACTAGCAGTAGCACTTGCTTTTAAAGACTTGAGGTTAGCCATTACTCTGCGTCCCCACTGCCCGTATCGTCACTAAACAAGTGAGCTTTCTTATCTTCTGCAAAGACAGACCAGCAACGTATAGTACAGTTACTCTCGTTTAGGTTAGTCATAAGCTTCTTAGGGAACCACTCTACTAACATCTCACCTGTGCTAGTGTTAGTGATATTAATAAGTATAGCCTTATCTGTATCAGCTTCTATGCTGTCAAACTTTAGCTCTATACTACTACCAGTACGTGTGTCGTATCTGATACCGAAGTCGTTGTTGTACTCTTCTGGTACTGGAGTACCTTCTTGTACTGCTACTGGCATAGGTGCTGTAACCCACGCTGGTATACTACCTGAATCACTCATTAGCTGTTTCCTTTATCTATCTGACTCTCTACTAAGTCGTAGAAGTCTACATGAAACTGGTAGTTAGCCAGCTCTCTATCTATCTTATCTACTATCTCTTGTGTAAGAGGTGCATTCCTAGATAAGTTCTCGGTACTCATAGTGCATAGACTTAGGTACTCACACTCGCGGAAGAAATCAAAGCAAGCTTCTCCGTGCATAGGGTGTGTATTAAAAGACTCGTATAACTTAATACGCTCTACGTCTATAAGTAATTCTTGCAGCCATAGTGCGCGCTGTAGTAATGACTTACGAAACGGTAGCTCTACATAGTCGTAGCTCTTAGTTTCGTATACTAAGTACAGCACTAGGTAACTTGAAAGCTCAGGAAATATTATATCTAATACAACACTGTAACCTACAGCTTGTCCTGAGTTCTTATACATAGCAGAGTTAGCAGTACCTGAAGAAGTCTTATTCTCTAGTACCATTATCTCGCCTGTAACTTTATGCTTTAGTACTGCATCTACAAAGCCACGATAGTAGAAACCGTCTGGCATTTTAATACAAAACGATAGCTCGATAGCTGGCTTACCTTGGTAGTACACTAGCTCATAGTCGTCTAAGAAACCACACTCTAGTAGGTTCATAAACTTCTCTACTGCAAACTGAGCTAACCAGTAGCTCTTGTTCTGTCTAGGTGTAGCTTCTAGTAAGTCGGTATCCCAAGCTAAGAAAGTCTCTATGATTACTCTGTCAGGGTTAGTAGTATACTCTAATGCAGCAGCAACTCCCGTACCTACAGCGTGACCATAAGCAAAGGTAACACCCTGCTCTGTTTCTTTCTCGTCTGCTAGTGCTATCTTACTAGAACCTAAGCGGTATAGCTGGTTCTTTCTAGGGCACTTGTGCATAGTAGTACGAGAAGAGTGCGACATAAGTTTAAGTCTAGGGTCTATCTCACCTTCTGCTAGTGTAACTAAGTTAATAGGTATACTATGGTCAGTCGGTGTATCTAAGAAACTAGTAGACACATCAGCTGAATTAGAATCTAGTGCAGGGTAAGATAGCTCGTCTAATATATTGTCTACCTTAACCTCTGCGCGGCTCTGCTTGACTGGTTTATTGCTAGGGTTCTTAGCCTTATGCTTAGCCAGTATAGCAGCGATACGTTCTTTAGATGCAGTCATTAGTATAAGTACTCTGGAGTTACCTGTCTAGCACCCCATACATATATACTACGTGCGAACTGTACACAAGCGTTGTTATAAGCTTCGCTATACCTAACACACAGCTTACTTGCTAGTATCTTTGATACTTGCGTAGCATCGTAACCGTTTACTAAGCGAGGTACATTAGGCATATTAATATAATGCGTATAGTGTAGCTGCTCAGCAGTAGGGCATAGCCAGTTAACTAATAACTTAAAGCCTTCCATGTTGTCTATGTAACATTCATGGGTAGCTTTAGTGTATACCTCAAAGAGTACATTGCAATGCGTAGGTTCACTAGCTAGATTAGAACGGAAGTTAGTAGACTGACCTGCTGCTTTTAGTGCAGCAAAGCGAGCAGCTAACGCAGTAGAGTCGGGTAGAGTAGTAGTAGTAGTAGTAGTAGTAGTATCTATACTCATCGCTATATACCTAGCTCTAATAACAACTGCTGCCAAGCTGTATCTCTATTAGCATCTGTGCCAGTGTAGCTAACGTCAAAGGTAGCTTTCATTACACTCTTACCTTCTTGCTCTAGCTTAGCTATTTCACGATGTAAGCGGTCTATGACAGCACCTAAGTCTCTACGCTGTTGCTTTAAAAAAGATATAGTAGATGCAGCTGACTTAGCACTATCTTCTAGTGCAGTAATCTGCTTTATAATACTACGCTTCTCTTCAGTACCTAGCAGACTAGAACAACAATCGTTCTGTAGCTGAGTACATAAAGGAGACAACGGTGTAGTTTCTGGCGGGTGGTTATATGCGCGAGCCATTAGTTAACTCCTTGTAAAGCATCAGCTAACTTACGTGTTAGTGCATCTATCTCTAACTGCTTGTTAACAATGGTAGCATTACGTTGCGAGATTAAGTCACTGAGTTTATTACAACGTCTATCGTTAAACTCAAGTGCGTTAGTTACTTTAGCTAGAGCATCAGCTATTGAAATTGAAGAGTTAGCCATTATAAATCATCCACTGTTATTTTAGACATAGCTTTGCTAGTCTTAGCTTTCTTAATAGCTCCAGTAGATATACTAGTATTAGTTTGGTGCTTAAGGCCGCGTACTAGAATAGAACATTCCTCGTCAGATAGTATAGTAACTACATCAGGGTCTGTCTTTAACGTACGGTGTATGTCGCGAAGGAGGGTTGATATGTTAGGTACTTTAGCTGCTAGCATAGACTCTAGCTGAGCTAACTTCTCTTGAACCTCAAAGGCTTGAGAAGTTGTAGGTTTAGGTGTAGTCATGAGACTTCCTTATATTAGCTGGGGTTTAGGGTTATTAATTTTGAAGAGTTTTTAGCAGAGTATCTAGTCCGCTTCTAAGGTACAGTCCTTAGCTTGAGTCTTGCATCAATTGGACTCTTACACGCTTTTTTAAGTATACTCAGGTTGGTGTGTGCAATGGTAAACTGAGTTAAACTGAGTTAGAGTAAGTATATAAGAGGTGTTGCGTCTACTAAGTAGAAATTAAGCAACTTACCCTCACTACTATACTCTAGCTTGTACTTCTTACCGTCTTCTAACTGTAGTAAAGCCCATCCTTTATCCATATACTTCTCTTTAATTACAGCCTTAATGATACGAGCGTGTAATGCAGGGTCGGCAGCTATGGATGCAGTATAATCTAGTGGAGTTTTAAGTGCATTCCATATAGGTTCGTACGTGCGCATAGATTAGGCGGCCAGTGAGTAAAGGTAGGTAAGGTTCTTTAAGTAGACCACTCTTAGTGCTGTAGGAAACCAGCTAAAGAAACTACAGCGAGTGGTCTTATTAAAAAACCCTACACTAGCTAAGTAATAATAGCTAGGTAGGTGTCGAGGTTAGTGCTAACTATAACTTATAAGTTAGCGAGTAAGTCTTCGGCAGATACGTTAAGGAAAGTATCAGCTTTCTGTAACAAGAACTCTACGCACTCTTCGAAGTCTTCGATGTTAGGTGAGTTCTCAGCGTAGATAGCTAACTGCTCTACCATTAAGTTAAGAACGGCTTCGTTAGTCTTAACGCCCGATAACTTAGACACTAGAATCTTAGCTGCGTTAGCAACCTGTTCGACTTTCTTACCAGTAATAGCAGGCATACATTCAACGTAGTCCTGACCAAACGCTTCCCAAGTTTCTTTAGGAATACCACCACCACGTCGCTGCGCTTTAGGTATCTTAGAGATAACGTCCCAGCTTACTTTATCTACAGGAAAGGTAGCAGCGTTAATGCTGGTATCTTCTTGTAATAAGTCACGCGCTTGTGTGTTAACTACGGATTCCATTGCATCTAGCAATAACTCTAAACCTTTACCGCCAGCTTCTAAGATAGCTACGATACCTTGAACAGAAGGGTAAGGCATAGCTAGTACTACTGGCTGACGCACTGTTTCGATACCAGTGTCTTTATCTTTAGATTTTTTAAAGTTAAACTGCGTAGCTTTGGTAGTTACATCAAAGTCGTAGTTAATTTTAATAGTATCTAATAACGCTACCATTTCTTCGTTACTAGGGTTAACTGCTTTGATAACTACAGGGCCGGTAGCTACGTCAGCAGTATGGCTTGCTTCGTTATCTTGGTGGGTTGTTGCTTCTGATTCTGGCATAAGTTTAATACTCTCTTAGTGTTAGATTAGCTGGTTAGGTTGTAGCTAAACTTTGTGGTTAGATTAAACGGTTGGCTTTTTCTCCCAACCGAATAATCAGTATACGCAGTATTGAATTTGCGTCAAATTCTTTTTTACTCTAGGGTAGGTGCTTTGGGTACGCCTGTAGTTAACAGTTCAGCTACTCTATCTTGCGCTTTAGCTTTGAGTTCTTCTAGCTTAGCTTTACGGTTATCTATATCTACTTCTTTAGCGGGACTAAACCCGCACCACTTTAGTTCTATATTACACTGGGTAATAATATTAAGCTGCTTATCTATAGCTAGATTATGCTTTAGTTTAACCACATCTCTATTAATAGTATGTATTAGATTAATAGATGCAGTACTTATCTCATCTACATTTGGTATAGTACAAAAGGGCACTGGTCTAATTGCATAGTGTATAAGCCAGTTGTACATAGTATTTATCTTTTGTAATTTAGATTGCATTAGTTTATTCCTTAGTTAATTAATTAGATTCTATATGAACTTCTAATACTTCTGCACCGTACACTGTAGTAGACATAGGCGCTAAACTTAAAGCTCGCTCTATGTCTTGATGTAACTCAGCCCTAAGCTCAGTATCATTAAGTGAGTGTGATGTATCCGTATCTACCTCTAACTCTACTGTGATTTTCATATTATAACTTACCTTTAAAGAAGATAGCTTTCTCAGCTAAGGTGTTACCCTTAATACGCTGCGATAGTATACCTTTAGTGAATGTTTCTGGCTCACATATAACATAGAGTTCTTCTCTAGCTCTAGTAATACCAGTGTAAAGTAACTCACGCTGTATCATACCAGCATGTGATTGGTGTATAGTTAAGAATACCTTACGCCACTCAGAACCTTGACTCTTATGTACTGTAAGCGCGTAGCTATGCAATAAAGCATTAACATCTGCTGACTTATAGACAGTGATTATAGCCTCTGTGTCTAGTAACTTAACTACTATCTTATGGCTAGCTTGCGTTACTCTATCCTCGCTGCTAGCTACTGCATCTAACATAAAATCTACGTCTTCGGGGTCGCACTCGTGGTAGTTAGATTCATCACCTCTGTTAGGATTAAAGCCCCAGTAGTCTAGCGTACGACTAGAAGGTTGTACTTTAGTACCAGTATAAGCTGGGTTATGTACTATCTCTACTATCTCAGCATCTTCTCTATCGTAGAGTACCTTGTCTCCCTCTGAGAAGTAGTGCTTATTAAAGCCAGCCATCACCTCGAAAGTAAACCTGTTATGCTTACGTGCTATATGATTAGCTATAATCTTGTTAAGCTCAGTAGTACCGCAGGCTTTATTATAAGGTATAAGTATCATATCCTCGTCAGGTATATAGACTCCCTTATCTATAGCTGATTTAAAGAACTCACCTAGTGTCATAACTGCGTGCTCTGCGTTAAGCTTCTTCTTCCAAGGGTGTATAGTTAGCTTACCCTCTTCTTTCCAGCTAGCATACTCAGTAGCTGGTATAGGCTTACCTGATAATACTCTATGAGCTAAGCGTATAATAGGTGACTCTAGTGCTTGTCTATATACTTGGTCTAGCTCTATAACTGGTAACTCTAGCATCTTAAAGCCTAGTATAGCAGAACCGAACACTGGTGGTAACTGCTGTATATCACCTATAAATATCCACTGTACTGTATGGTTAAGCGCAGCTTCTACTTCTGCATAGAACTCTACTGATAGCATACTAGCCTCTTCTACTATAATGGTAGAGATAGACTCAGGTAATGGGTTATTAGCATTACGTGCAGGTATAAAGCGCATAGTACTCTTAGCCATACCAGTCTCTTGGTCTGTTATATCAAAGTAGTTAGGTTGGTACTCTAATAGCTTATGCCCAGTTATACAGTTGTTCTGCATTTCCTTAGACTGTACCTTACGTATGTTATTAACAGCGCGTCTAGTGTAAGATATAATTATAATACCTACACCTCCGTCTTTAAGGTGGCTATGTCCGTCAGCTTGTAAGGGTAGTGTACGACCTGCTTTAATGATAGCTTGTATACCACCTTGTGAGCAAGTAGTCTTACCTGTACCTGCCGCACCTATTAGTACACCCGACTCACCACTAGCAGCAAGGTCTATAAACTTTTGTTGCCTAGTGTTATAGGTAATTACTTCGCCATGCATACCAGTAGTCTGCGCTAGATTACTAGCAGTATCTGGCTGCGCTGACTGTTGCACTACCTCTACTGTAACCTCTACCTCTTCTATAGGTGTAGATAGTACCTTAGATTCTTTTGCTGCTAGCTTACGTAAATTAGCTATACGCTCAGCTAAGGTAACAGGTTTAGTAGTAGTAGAGCTAGTAGAGCTAGTAGAGCTAGCTGGTGTAGGTACTGGTACTGGTTTAGCCTCTGCTGCGTCTCTGACAGCTTTATTAGCTCTAGCTCTGGCTAATAACTCTGGCATAGTAAGTTTATTTAAAGCCATACTATAAGTCTCCTGTAGGTGTAGCTACATCGGGTGCAGTCTGACTAGCTAGTAGTGCAGCTTTCTTAGCTAACTTAACTCTGTTCTGCGCTACTCTATAAGCTAGCTTAGCTTTTAAGAATGCTAGGTTACTGGAGTATTCAGTAGCTAATGGTTCAGACTCTGGTGCAGTAGCTATAAGTACTGATATCTCAGATTCGTTTTTCTGGATAACTTCTCTATCTACTGCGCTTATACTAGGTAGTAGTGTATAACCTACGGACTGGCTATCACCACCTAAGTAATCTATATGATTCTTAATACCTGCATCTAGTGTACGAGTTAAGCTATGGAAGTGAATAGAGCCTACATCTATATTAGATTGGCAGTACTCTTTAACTTCTTTAAGTAATGCTATAGGTGTATTAAACATTTTAGCTCTATTAAAGCTATTAGCTATAGTAGTCTGGTATAGCATAGCTTTATCTTTAGGGAACTCAGCAGCGCGATTAGCCCAGTGAGCTATAGTGTTAGCCATTTCGTACATCTCTACACTACTATCATTAATAAGATAAGTAAGCTTATTAGTTAAGCGTTTAAGAGACTCGTATTCTTTTTCATCTAATTGAGCTTCACCAAAGCTAGTTATATTCTTACGCCATGCTTTTATCCAGTTAGGTATCTGAGATAAAGCACAGTTACCGTAAGTAACTCTAAAGGTAGGTTGCTTAAAGTGAGGGTGTAGTATACGTCTTGATTGGTCTAGTACCTCTACTAGTTGGCATATATTATTCTCTATAACTACACTAGTCTGTAGTGAGTTAGGTGTTAAGCTACTAGGGTAGTCCCACTGTATAGAGTTACTGCTATGTAGTAACGCCATGAATAGTAGGTATGAGTCCGAAGGTTGTATTAACCCGCGACAGTGGCGTATATATAACTTATGTAGCTGCTTAGATTCTAGTGTGAATACTGGATGAATGTAACCACTAGTGTGTGGTATAGTTAAGAAGTCCATACCAGTAGTAGTAAAATCTATGCCAGATATAGCACAGGTAACTTTAGCCATTAGATTTAGTCTCCCGCTTTATTGTCCAGTTGAAAGAATCAGCTAAGAAAGCGCACTTAATAGTAGGGTGGTAACCTAGTATTATAGTTAATATGTTACCGCTATCTAGTACTACTTTAGCTGTCATTATACTACAATAAATCTGCTCAGGTACACTTACTATAGTGTACAGCTTTTGTGGTGTTACAGCTGTAATCTTATGGCCAGTGTCACGATTATTGTTAAAATCAGCAAATGCTGCTTTGCTCATGTTTAGATAGACTTGTCTACCTACTAAGATTTGCATATTTACTGGTAGTCTATTAGCTTTAGCTACAGTGTTAGTAGTATCCATTAGTCGTTCTCCAAGTTTAGCTCATGCGCAGCTTCTTGCTCGCTAGTCATTAAGTCGTTAAGGTACATATGCTCAGTAGCTGCTGCTAACTCTTCTAAGTTACATAGCGCAGGGTCGTCAGTGTATTTAATATAACACTGTTCCCAATAGTCTTCTTTAGAAGTAGCAGTATAGTCGGCAGTAGCAGGTACGCTAGGTGTAGGTAATGAATACAAGCTAGGCTTACCTGTACCTAGCTCCATTAGTGTTTGCTGCTGCTTAGCTGCTGCTATAGTCTGCTCGTCTCTACTACTATAAGCTGGCTTAACACCGGCATTATCTATCTTAGCTTTAAAGACAGATAGTGTAGAGATAACAGATAGACTAGCATCAGATAGTGGTTGTTCTCGCTTACATACTGCTAGTATATGCAGTATCTGTACGCTAGTTAGTACTGGACGGTATTTAACTAATTTATTAGCTGGTGTATTAGCTGGTGTATTCATTAGCATTAAAGCTCCATTAGTGGTTGGTGGTTTAGTATAATTTTAAGTGTACCTAGTGTACCTGCTTTGTTACTAGGTAAGTACATAGTCTTTACTCTAGCATAAGTTTCTAAGCTAGGTGTGCGATAGTAACGTTTAAGTACAGTACCGCTAGGTGTTACTAGTAAGTGTGTAGCTAGTGACCTGCCTATAGTAGTTACTTCTTCATTATTAGCTACTGCTATAGGATTAGCACCTACTAGTTTAGCTGCTGCTATCCAGTCCTTACCGTGCTCAGCTAACGGCCCTGCTATAACGTGAGCTATTTCATGTAAGATAGTATCCTTTATCTCGTAGTCAGATAGCTTAACCATCCAAGGCTTAGATAACTGTATAACTTTCTTGTTATAATCACATAAGCCTAAGCTAGTTATTCTAGTATTCCATTTAAACTCCCAGCCGTTAATACTTCTAGCACCTAGGTGTGTACGCATTAACTGTATAGCTAGTGTTTCTACGTGGCGTAACTCCATTTAGTTTCTACTCCCTACAGCTTGTATAGCATTAAGATAAGCTAATACCTCTTCATCACTAAGGTATCTATCTTGCGTCACACCTGCGTTAGATAGGTCGGTTAGATAAGATAGAGATAGTGGAGTAGTATATAGTAATGTACTTACTAGCACTACTCTATACATATCAATAGTCTTAATCCTAGCTGTAGGAAACGGCATATTTGGTATACTATACGTAACTGCGCTAGTATACTTATACATAGCTACCTGCATATCTTCCTTACCTAAGAAGATTATACTAGCACTTGCTCCCTCTTCTAGTAAGCTATAACCATTCATAGTTATCTGAGTTATACTAGTTAAAGGAGAGGTTACATAGGTAACTAAACCTAAGCTTGTTTCATTAGTTGATAGTTTCATTAGCTGATTCTCTTAGTTAGAACTAAATTGGTAATTATGGCACGTTTTGGCATTTTGTGCCATTTCGTGCCATATTGTGCCATAATGCCACAATGCCAGAACATGTCAAGGGGGGTCTTAGTGTAACTATCCCCCTTTTGTGTATCTGTCTACGGTATATACCTAGTTACTGTATATACCTAACTACTAGTATACACTCTATATAGGGTAGAGAGAGTGTATAGCACTAGTTAGGTAGAGTATGTGTTACATGATTGATGTATAGTTATAACCCCACTTATTTAAATAAATACATTTAATACTTATATTCTTATATACTACTACTATATATACACTAGCTAGCTAGTCACTGCTATATATAGTTACTGCTAGCTAGTACTAGATATATACTGCTACCTAACTACTAGCCCTAGATAGATGGTAGGTAGATAGATAGTAGGTAGTTGTTAGGTATATAGATAGACCAATATAGACCGATATACATACCCCCTTTTTTCAAATGGCATTGTGGCAATGTGTCACGATGTGGTCATTGTGCCAAAATGCCATTTTTAGTTATACCCTATAACTATCAAAAGTGGCATAAGAGAGAAGGTAACTAATATTAGATTATTAAAAGACAGACAGCAAAAAACCAGCTATTAAACTGGTTAATGATTAAGTATTAAGTATTAAGTATTACTAGGCGCTAGCAGTTACTTATAATGCAAATAATGCATCTTTCGAAGCGGCTTCTATCTTATCCATACGCACCATAAATCTACTAGCTAAACTATCATCTAATAAACCGCATAGATTAATAGCTTTTCGCATTGCTTCCATGTCTTCAGTTTTAATACTAGCCTTCGGACTGGCGAATAACTCGAACTTACTTTTATAAGCGTTAACTACACGTTGAATATTAACTAGTTGATTTTCGTTAGCTTCTAGTAAGCTTACACCTAGTTTATTGGCCACTATCTCAGATAAGGGCGCTTCAAAGCTTACGTTAAACCATGCTGCTATTTTCTCTTTCGTAAGTCTTCCGCCTTCGGTAGTCTCTTCAAGATAAGCGATAAGAGAGTCTATACTTAATCCAGTGGTGAATATATTCAACTGGCCTTTACCATGTGCCGCTTTAATCTGCTTATCTTCGACGGATTCTAACCAATTCGCAACATGCTCAGATAAGTCGTTAGCTTTGTCTGCTATCTTACTGCTAGATAAATGTGCTGTAGGTATACGACAATAGCTAGACTCTAATCCAGTGGTATTATCTGCGCGATATAAGCATTTAAC